AATATGCCGACTTACCTTACTCTTGCTCGTCTGATGCTTCTCTATATGCTTGTGCTGCTATCTCATCCGACCCCCGATGGATCGATTATCTCGAATCATCAGGAAGGCGTACGGAGTTGCCTCCGTCCGGAGCGCCACAATATCAAAAAGAGCTTATGCTCTTTCGAGATGTGGTTGTTCAAGAGAACAGTGATAAAGTAACATTCGTGCCCAAGGACTGCCAAACTGACAGACCCATTGCAGTTGGAACAAGCTTAAATATGTTTTTGCAACTAGGAGTTAAATCCTATATGCAAGAACGACTTAAGCTTTTTGGTGTTGATCTCACCGATCAGACTAAGAATCAGGCGTTTGCTAAGCTTGGTTCTCAGTTCTATGGTGATCACCTTAACATCAATCCTTCCCAGTTTTCCACTTTAGATTTGGCGTCAGCTTCTGACACTATATCGAGTGGAATAGTTGAATTACTTCTTGATCCGTTATGGGTTGCTTTTTTAGATGATCTTCGGCATAAAACCGGGACTCTAAACGGCACAACTGTAACGTACGAGAAATTTTCAGCTATGGGAAATGGTTTCACCTTCCCCCTTGAGAGTCTTATCTTTTATGGCATCTGTAAAGCTGCCATTGAAGATAGCGGACACGCGTCTGACAAAAATAACATAGCCGTTTACGGCGATGATATCATTGTTAGGCACAATTCCGTATCCGCAGTAATTTCAGCCCTTACCTGGGCTGGTTTTTCTCTGAACGAATCAAAGAGTTTTCTCTTTGGTCCGTTTAAAGAAAGCTGCGGTGCAGACTATTTCAAAGGGCACAATGTCCGTCCATTCTACCTTAAGCGAAGGATCAAAACTTATGCTGATATTTATCACGTTTGTAATTCAATTAATATTAAAAATATTAACTGCGATTATCGAACATGCTATCATTCAACATTTACGGCACTTTTGGCGGAAATTCCGGAAAAGACCATGACGTATGGCCCTTTTCCAGGTTCTGCTAAAGTTCGTTCAAATCATCAATTGGCTGAATTGTCAACTGCTGCTTCTGAAACGTACTTATCTGTGCCGCTCTCTTTCATGAATAAGGAAGGGCTTCGCCCTTGGCTTACTTTGACTGAGAGAGAGGTTTTGTTTAGAGACAAGATCCTTAGTACTGAGTCTTTTAGTATTCAGTCTATGTTTCTTATTCATACATCTGCAGTCGCTAAGCCCTTCCGGGCCCGTGAGACTATCAGTTATATGATGTCGCTAAGACGCGCTGGCCAACTCACTATGGATATTCATCCAAAGTGGTCGAACTGGATGCGCGACGCCTTGCTTCGAGGTTGTGACGGACGTATAGCTTACCGTAGAAATGCGATTCGCTATGTTACCAGTGCAAGTCCTGTCCTTAATTGGGACGGCTTGTATAATTATCATCAATTGTATAAATCCTTTATTTAATAAAGTCTTTATGCTAATCTTGATAGGTTATCACGCGCCTTAAGTGTGGTGATTAGAATGCTGCAGAGC